CGCCGGCATCATAGCCGGCATTATAGGGATAGTCGCTCATGCGTCGGCTCCCGTGGGTACTGTTGACGATATTTTTGACTTGTTAAGCTTCAGTTAACCGTATTCGGCCAATTGCCGCAACCCCCATGTCAGCGGGCGATCATCCGCAGGTGATGATACGGCGCGGAAAATCCCGCGCTGGGCGCCTCCTTGACGGCCGCACCTGGGACGAAATGCCGTCAGATGTCCAGTCCTGTAACGCGGAAGCGCCGCTCCAACGATAACGGGACCGCGTAGAACATCACCTCCTGCATTCCGAGTTCCTGGCGGGCCGTGACCCGATGCTGGCCATCGGCAAAGCAACAGAACGCAAAAGCCGGGTTCTCCGATTCGATGGCGATGGCCGGCTCCGCCAGCGCGCGAGGATTCTGCTTGATGGCGTCGACCTTGGCGCGGTCGGTTGCGTCCCATTCCGACCAGTCGGCCGGCGGCAGGTCGCAGGTCGGTGCATACCGGACGGCACCGAACCAGCCGGCCCGCGCCGCCTCGTTCAGTTTGGTGACGTTCCAGGTCACCTCCTCCCCGGTCTGCAACGTGATCGTGAACACGTCGTCGGTGAGCCGCGCGCCGTTGATGCGATGGACCTTCATCGTTTTCCTCCTGGTCGCTGCATGGCCTTGGAGCCGTGGAAGGAGCCGTCGATCTGATCCGGCTCCAGGATCATTCCGACCTGCCAGCCGATCGGCATGGGCGGCGCCGCCCGTTCGCCGTCCGCCATGAGTGCGTAAAGGTGATACTGGTTTGAAGTGTCTACGACGCGCTTCTGCGCTGGGTAGATTTCAAACGCCTCGGTGTCGGGGCCGCACAACAGGTTTTTGATCTGTTGCAGGTCGCGCCAGTCGTGGATCGGTTTGCGGTCGAGTCGCTTGATCGACAGATGCCAGATCGTGATGCCGGTGCCGAAACCGTGCGCCGGTTCTTTGTCGATCGCGACCTGATATTCGTCGTTCAGCCAGTGGTCGAGGCGGCACATCCGGTCGTAGTTCTCGACTGCCTCGTGCGGTGGGACGCCGTGGCGTCCCACCTCCTCGATGACCTCGGCGAGCGGCCGGCGCTTGGGCTGGGCCTTCGCGAAAGCCTTAAGATTGCCGTTCATCGAGTCCTCCCGTGCGTGCCCCAGGTCGCACCGCCGTCATGGCTATGGACCCCTTGCGTCAGGACGCGGCGGTCGACGCCGCGCCCTGCGAGTTGCTCGGCCCTGGCGATCTCGGCCCGCGCGAGCGCCGAGCCGGTCGCCATGATGCGCCGATAGGCGCAAGCATCAGTAACGCCCGCGCGATCTTCGACCCAGCCGGCGAAGGTGATGGCGCCTTGCGGCCCCACCACCGGCTTGGCCAGCCGCTTCTTGAGCTTGGCGTCGAACGCTTCGATCGCCTTCTTGATTTCGTCGATGCGCTCGGCGACGGTCTGCTTCGGCCGCCGTATGGAAGGATGTTCTCGCCCGCAGGAGCGCGACAACGTCTTCGGCAACGAGTTGGCTTTTGGTCTTGCTGGTCATCAATTTCCTCTTTCAAACATCGCCAACCGCACCTCGCACAGGCGAAGGTGGATTTGCTCGGCGATCGGTGAAGTCTCTTGGATGGAGCGCAGGAGTCGGATGTAGAGCGCCTCGCGGTCTTCGAGAGCTTGGTCGCTCTCCTCGCGAAGCTGCATCCAGAGGGGCCGGGTGGTCATAGGACCGTCTCTAACGGCGGCGGGAAAGATTTCCCGACCGGCGCAAAACTCAATGACCACAAATCAGAGGCGCTGTCTACAACAAAATGCGTTGCCGGAAGCCGCTGAAATATCTAACGAAAATCCCCATTTCCAGATACCGGCGTGTGATCCTGTGATTCTACGGCGTCCTTTTGCGCCTCCCCCGATTCCGCTGGGGAGTGCGCCGGGCGTAGATGGTCGATGATAATTTGTGTTCGCGTGAGTGCATCGGCCCAGTCCGCCAGCGCTTTGGCGAGTGCCGCGCGGCCCTGGTCGGTGATGTGGGAGGAGCGTGGGCGCATCGGCCGATCCCACCGCAGGAGGCCATGGCTGACGAGTCCGCGCACGCGATTGAGGCGGGCGCAGGCTGCATGGTCGCCGCAGGCTATGACTTGGCAGGGGCCGTCGATATGTTCGATGAGAATGTCGCGGGTTTCCCGACTTACCGACCGCATTACGCCACCTGTTGACTCGCCAGCCCCCACCCCTGTGGATAAGTTAGCGCCAAGACATAGGAACTGTCCACTGGTGCATCGGGAATTTTTTCTGTATGGTCCGAATCAAACCATGCCCTGAGAGCGCAACGAGGGACTGGGAGGCGCGCCAGATGGGCGCCTCCCGGTTGCCGCTCCCGGAACCAGCCGCGATGAAAGCTCTGACAATTTGGCAGCCCTGGGCTTCTCTCGTCATGATTGGCGCCAAGCCCTACGAGTTCCGCCGCTGGGACTATCGCGAGCGCCAAAGCGGGCTACAAGGTCAGCGCATTGTCATCCACGCCGGGGCGCGACCGGTGAAAACCGGATGAGGTCGATGACATCATTGATCGGGTGGCGGATCGAATTTCGTCGTTGCGTGCCGAGATTGCGATGCCGTTTCTCGACAAGCTGCGTGCTGCCTATAAGTGCCGCGGTGTGGTGGAGTTGTGGGCGTGGCCGTTAATTGATATTCGGCCGTTTGACGTTCCCGTGCCAATGCGAGGAGCACAAGGATTTTGGAATTGGCCTGCACCTGCTCTCGGCCCATTAACAACGCTGTCATGAACAGGGGCGCGCCGTTGGAATAGACACGGCGCTGTTTCCGGCTATCTTACCGGCATGCCAAACGCAGCACCCCAGACCACGCAGACGCCAGCGCCGCGGCGCCGAAGGAAGCGAGCGACTCGGTCTCAAGCGGTCACGGTCGTGGCCGACCAGCGCAAGCCGATTGGGCGTCCCCCAAAATTTTCTCCCGTGTTCGTCGAACGTGCCGCGATAGCGTGTCAGATCGGCCTGACCGACGAGGAACTTGCCGTCCTGTTCGGCGTGACTCGGCGCACTATCCTGAGTTGGAAATTCCAACATCCCGAGTTTGCCGAAGCGCTGCGCACCGGTAAGAACATCGCGGACGACCGGGCGGAGCGCACACTCTACCAGCGCGCCATCGGATACTCGTTCGAGGCGGAAGAAATCTACCTTTACCACGGCAAGGCCATCCGAACCACGGTGACCAAGGAAGTCCTTCCCGACGTGACGGCGCTGATCTTCTGGCTGAAGAACCGTCGCAAAGACCAGTGGCGCGATGTGCAGAAGCATGAGGTCGGCAAGCCGGGCGAGTTCGACCAGATGTCGCTGGACGAGTTGCGTGCCTCCATCCTGGAGGACTTGAAACTGCTGAACTTGACGGCGGAGGAGTGCAAGTTGTTGGAGCCGCCGCCTTCCGAGGGCGTCGCCAACCGCTGATTCTTGACAAAACTTTCCCGCCAGCTAAAGACTGCGCTTTTAATCGGGAAGGCATTCTCTGATGGCAACCGTTACTGTTGATCTCGCCGATCTCGAAACCATCATCTTTGCAACCGGTGTCATCAAGACGATCGAGGGTGCGCTGGCATCCCGAACGCGCGATCCTTTCGTCCAGCCGCACCTCGACTACACCGCAGCGCACGACCGACTCGCCGCCGCGATGCGCAACGCGCGGCGTGCCGAATCCGGGACGCTGGTGGGCTGGGATGAACCGCTGACCAAGGAGGAGATGGGCGCGCTGCGCTACGTCTGGGCCGCGCTCGAACAGAAGGTTCCGGGGGATAGGGCTTTCGTCATCTCGCCCGAGGACAAAGGCGAGCCCGGCCGCGCGATGTCCGTCTATGATCGGCTCGCCGCCAAGGGCTGCCTCAAGATGGGCCAGTTCGTCCAGGGCATCGTGTGGGCCGGGGAGAACGCGCCGCAACTGGTCGCCGACGAAAAGGGCTACGCGGCGCTCATCACGCCGCGCGGATATGATAAGCTCGGCCCAAAGACAGGAGAGACCCAAAATGGCGACGGAACCGCAAAAGGCTGATCTGGTCGAACGGCTGCGCAACCCGGTTTTTGTCCTCGACGCCGGTGCCGAATACCTCAACGAGGAGGCTGCACGCGCCGTAATGCGAGAAGCCGCCGACGAAATCGAGCATCTTCGCCGGCTTGCCGGGGCGGTGTCGCGCGGCGAGTCGTTCATGGACATCCGCAAACAATCGAGATCGTAGCCGGCGAATCAACGCGCGCACCGCCGCGAAATGCGGTGACAGGACGAAGAATCCGCGCAACAAAATGCTCGAAGCGGCCCCGCTCACCAAGATCGACCTGCTGGCCAGGATCAAGGCGAAGCAGGAACGCTCTCTGATCCTGGAGGAATGCGAGCGTTACGAGGGAAGTCTCGGCGCGTTCGTCGAGGGGGCGTGGTCCTCTGTCGATAACTCGACCTACCAGCCGTGCTGGGCCATTGACGCGATGGTCGATCACCTGGAGGCGGTCACGCTGGGACACATCAAGCGGTTGCTTATCAACATTTCGCCAAGGTGCGCGAAAACGACCGTCTGTTCGATTCTGTTACCGGTCTGGACGTGGCTCCAGAAACAGCGCAGCTTTACCTCTGGCCCGCAGGTCAAGTTTCTCTGCGCCAGCTACAACCACACCCTGGCACTCGGCAGCGCGAACAAGTCGCGCCAGTTGATAACGAGTCCGTGGTTCCAGAAACACTGGGCTGGCCGGATCGTCCTGCGCGCTGACGAAAACGCCAAGAACCTTTATGCCAACACCGAAGGCGGTGAGCGGCAATCGACCTCTGTCGGTGGCTCGCTGCTCGGCCTTGGCGGCGATGTCCTGATTTGTCTACCGTACAGCGAGCGCGTCTTGACTGATCGCGGCTGGCTTCCGATTGGTGATATTGTGTGCGCCAAGATGGCTGTTAACATCGCCGGCACAGATAACAACGAGCGCATCCGGTGGCAAAGAATAGAGAGTTACGAGACGAATCCGGGGGGTAGAATTGTCGAAATCGAATGGGATACTGGCTCTCTTCGATGCACAGAAGATCATCCGGTCTACGTCTGCGGGAGAGGATACATTCGCGCGGATCAAATCAAGGCGGGCGAAACAGTTTTGGCCGTGGATGATGTGTCCACGTTGCGGAAAGAAATTTCAGAAGACAAAGGATCGAAAAATCTTTTGCTCTCGCCAGTGTTTTCTCCTTCATATGAAGAAGCATTTGGCCGAGCATCCGCGGAAGCCACGTCATATTGCAAGAGAGCGCAGACGCTGTATGACCTGCGACGCCTGGATCGAGTGTACGGTTGCGGAATGGAAGAAGAAAGATGCGCGCAAACCCGCGATCGGACCATTCTGCGATCGAGCTTGTCGTGGGCAATACGAAAGTGGCGCCAGAAATCCAGCATGGCGTGGTGGATTGGTAGAGCTAATCTGCGCAAAGTGTGGGAAGCAATTTTTGGTCAAACAGGGCAAATCGCGGGTGACGCGCTATTGTTCTATGGCCTGTCGGGTAATCCCGCGCCGATTAGAGCCACGGCAATGCCCCGTCTGCTTCGTGACTTTTCAACCAAACCATGCCGGCAGGGCATGTTGCTCAAGACGCTGTGCAGACTTTCTGCACTCCAAGCGAATGGCCGGGAATGGCAACTCCAACTACTCGCATGGCTTGGCGTACTTCCCCTATCCGGATGGATGGACAAAAGAGTTCAGAGAGAAAATTCGAATGAGGGACGGTCATCGATGCCGTCTATGCGGCCGTCGCGACAATGGCAAACGCCAACTTCCAGTTCACCACATCGATTATCGACAGTGGAATCTCGATCCGATGAATCTGATTACACTGTGCGACTGGTGCCACGGAAAAATGCACGGCAAGAAAGCGCGCCAGCATTGGCCGCAAAAACTGTCCGATCTATTAAAAGGTGTGGTTACGAACCCTGCACCTACAATCTGCACGTAGGACCGTGCCATAACTATTTTGCCGAGGGGATTCTCGTTCACAACTGCGACGACCTTAATAAGGTCGCTAAGGAAAAGGAGATCGGAGAGACCGATGCCGAGAGCGCAGCGGTCGCCGACTTCTGGGCTGAATTTCACTCAACGCGATTGAACAACCCGAAAGAGAGCGCGATCATTGTCGTCCAGCAACGCATCAAGGAAGCTGACGTATCTGGTCTGATTCTCGATAGCGATGAGGATTTTGTTCACCTGTGCATCCCCATGCGCTACGATGAGCAGCGTCACTGCGTCACGGTCAAGTTGCCGCAATACGATGACGATGAGCCGTGGCAAGACCCGCGCGCCGTTGATGGCGATTTGATGTGGCCGGAACGGTTCGGCGAGGCCGAGGTCCGTAAGCTCGAAGTGGCGCTTGGACCGTTCATGGCCGCCGGCCGCCTGCAACAATCACCATCGCCGAAAGGCGGCGGCATCATCAAACGGGACTGGTGGCAGCCGTGGGATCAGCAGGAGGCACAACGGTACGGCCTCGAATGGGGTGCCGCGCGCAAGGAGTTTCCGACCTTTGAACTGGTGGTCGGCAGCCTCGATACCTCGTTCGGCGAGAAGCAGGAGAACGACTACAACGCTTTGACGATCTGGGGCATCTGGCTTGATCGGAATCGCAATCGCCGCGTGATGTTGATGTTCGCATGGGCGAAGCGATTACCGCTCCACGGCAAGGTGGTGAGCGCGCTTCCCGGCGAGGCCAAGGTCAATTTCCGCCAGCGGCAGCAAGAGGCTTGGGGATTGGTGGAGTGGGTGGCCGACACCTGCAAGCGCTACAAGGTTCGGCGGCTGCTGATCGAGGACAAGACGCGGGGCCGCGACACAGCGGCCGAAATCAACCGGCTGTATCTACGGGAGAACTGGGGGGTGGAGCTTGTCAATCCGATCGGGGACAAGGTCGCCCGCGTCCACTCTATTGTCCCACTGTTTACCGATGGCATGATCTGGGCGCCGGATACACGCTGGGCCGATGCTGTGCTGACGCAATGCAGCGCGTTCCCCAAGGCCGCCCACGACGACTACGTTGATTCGACCTCAATGTACCTGAACTGGGCGCGCGAGAACGGCTTGATCCTGCGGGCGGATGAGGCCACGGCCGCACTCGAAGACGAGATGAGGCATATCCCGTCACAAGAAACCGTGGCACAGCATTACGGGGTTTGAGGATGAGGCCAACAATCTGGCGCGTTCGGGTTCTGCGCTATGCCGAGGAGTGGATCGACGTGCAGGCAGTGACGCCAAGCGAGGCGGAGATTGCGGCATTGGGTGTTCCGCGTGTCGCGAAGGTCTTTCCTGGATCGGCGGTTCGCGGCGACGAAACGGCGCGGCCGGAGCCGCTGGCTGGTGTGACGGAGGAATAAAGTAAACAACCCCTGGCTGAAGCCAGAGGCTTTATAGTGAGAGAGCATGTCTGATCTCCCCTACATTAGGGCGGTTTACGTCACCCCTTGGCGAAAGGGCTCTCTCGCCAAGCCGAG